ACCGACCACGAAAGGCACAGAGCATGACGCCCGAACAGGCCAAGTGGGTCCGGAAGCACGCCTGGCCGACCCCAAGGAGCGCTGCCTACGCCCGTGCCGCCGCCGCACCAGACCTCGCCGACGAAGGTTTCGGCTGCACCTGCCAACTCCGTCCCAGCCACTGGTGCCGAGACGGACAGCACCACAGGTGCCACGTCGCCGATAGCAACGAGGTACCGACGGCCTGGTTCCTGCACACCGACGGACTGACTCCCTGCCGCTATCCCGACGGCCGGATGGTCATGGTCTGGCCCGCCGGCTCCGCCTGCCGCTGGAGATGCCGCTGCGACTGCCACCGGCCAGCCCACGAACGAGGGCTCCTCTTCGACCTCGCCACCGCCTGACCAGCACGCCGACCAACCGCCCCACGACCAACCCCCGGGGAGCCCGCGATGACCACCCTCCACGACCTCATGATCCGCACCCCCGGCCTCCCCTGCCGCGACGACCCCGAGCCCTTCTTCAGCGACCACCCAATCGACCGCCACTACGCCGCCAGCCTCTGCCACACCTGCCCCCTGCTGCTCGCCTGCGGCCAGTACGCCACCCAGACCCGCCAGCAGTTCGGCGTCTGGGGCGGCATGGACCTGCACACCCGGGAGCTGGGCTGCGGCACCAACCGCGGCTTCTTCGCGCACTGCGGGCGCGGCGAGACACCGTGCGCTCCCTGCCGGGCCGCTCACGAGGAGGCACTGGCGGAGGACCGGCGCCGGCGCCTGGACGTCGAGCACCGCAAGGGCGGCACGGTGTGGGGTTACCAGCTGCACCGGAAGCTCGGCGAGCGGGCGTGCGCGGCCTGCCGTACGGCGAACTCGCAGATGTCGGCGAGGTGGCGCGCGAGGGGGCGAGGGGCCGCTGAGCGGGCTGTGACGCCGCTGGGGGACCGCCGGGTCGCCGAGGAGCCGCAGGGCCGTCAGACGGGCGCACAGCCCCTCCCCATCGCCAGCTAACCCACCACCACCGAACGGAGCACCATGACCGACCACACCACTGCCGCCATCGTGGCCGCCCTCCAGCAACGCGCCGGGGAACTGTCTGCGCTGGCCGAGGAGCAGATGCGACCGAGCCTGGAGGAGCGGGCGCAGGAGTGGAACGAGGCCGCAGCCGTCGCGCGACGGACGGGGAAGGCCGCCGCGCAGGCGCCCGCCATCGACCGGGCCGCTGTCCTCCGCGAAGCCGCCGACCGCTTCGAGCGCGAGTGCCCGGACGCCGGCGGATCAATGGGCCTCTGCATGTGCCACGCCGCCGAGCCCCTGCGCCGGTGGGCCGACGAGGCGCAGCCGTGACCCGCCCGCGCTGCCCCCGCGGCCACTTCCTCCCCGCCACCGGCACCTGCCGCTGCGCCCTCATGCCCCGGCCCAAGCGCCGCCGGCACCGTGGCCGCCGCGACGCCGACCTGTGGGGCCAGGGCCTCACCGCCCTCCAGCGCCACACCATCCGCGACATACCCCTGACCGGGAGCTATCTGTGACCCGCCTAGCCCAGAAGAAGACCAGGGCCGCGTCGCAACTCGCCCTCGACATCGACGGGACGCCGCCCGCCCCCGAGAAGTGGGGCGTCGTCGTCGACGAGGCACGGCTCTACAGCATCGGCGGCAGCCCCACCGAGTGGTGGACCACCACCGCCGCCCAGTTCCACCGCAGCGGACGCCTCCGGCACCTCGCGACGCTCATCATCGGCGGCAGCGTCGAGATCGGCCCCTTCGACCGTGAGGACGCCGACTTTGCCCGGGACCACCTGATCGCCAACGGCGTGCGACCGGAGCTGGCAACCGTCCGCCGTTGGACCGAGCAGCCGCACCTACTGGGCTGCCGCAAGGCCGCGCCGTGCCGCCTCTGCACGCCGGACGTCACCGCCACCAGGGCGCAGCAGGACGAGGCGCAGCCGTGACCCGCCGCCTCACCCACGCCCTCGCCTGCCTGTACGGGCTCGTCGCCCTCGGCCTCATCGGCTGCGCCCTCGCCCACTGGCAGCGCGGCGACTGGCCGACCGCCGCCCTCGCCGCCGGCGCCGCGATCCTCCTCGCCGTCGCCACCGTCCACCACGCCTACCACCGCGACGAACTCCGCGCCGCCCACGCCCGCATCGAGCGCCTCGCCCGGCCCCGCGACCGCCGCGCCTCCCTGGAGGACGGCGTCGTACGGGTCGCCCTCGCCGCCGCCTGCTGCGAACGCTGGTGGACGTCCGCGGGCGCCGAACACGACCACTGCACCCGAAAGGACCAGACCCTGTGACGAACATCGAGGCCGTGCTGATCGGCTTGCTGTCGGTCGCTCACACGCCCGAGCAGGCCGAGCACGCGGCGCGCACCGTCCTGCGGGACCACGCCCACCAGCTCGCCGAGCAACAGCGGGACCACGCCGAGACGGAGTGGCCGGGCGACGACTCGCCGTCGGTCCTGCGACGGGTCATCGCGGGCCGCATGGCCGACCTGATCGACCCGGAGGTGCAGCGGTGAGCCAGACCAGCCCGGACGCGCGGGCCGTCGTCCGCGCCCTCGACGCCCTGACGACGCAGGTCCGACGCCTCGCCGACGCCCACCAGACGCCCACCGACGACACCCCGACGACGGCCGACGACGGGCCCCGCTGCCTCTGCGGCGACCCCATCGAGCAGACCGGCGACCCCGCGTACTGGATCCACAGCCCCGGCTCGGATACACCGTGCCTCGATGCCCGCCCGGCTCTGCCCGCCCGGAAGGTCGCGCACCACATCCCCGCCGAGGCGTACGCCGCATGGACGGAGCAGGCCCCGGACGCCGACGAGGACGCGCAGCGCACCGCCCGCCGCGACAGCCTCCGCAACCTCCTCGCACGCCTCGACCGCCGCCAGTTGCACGGCGACGAGACCGACCTGCTGCGGCAGCACGTCGAGGCCGAGATCCGCGACGCCGACACCGTGCGCGCCGTCGCCCGCGGGAACCTGAGGCACTTCCGGACGATCGCCGCCGAGCTGGAGCAGGAGCAGGCCGCCTCGCGCGGGCTGGCCGGGAAGATCCGGGAGCAGCGGGAGTTCCTGGCCGGGGTGCGCGGTGAGCTGGCCGAGGCGCAGGCCGCCATCGCGCGCGTGCGCGCCGAGTGCGCCGCGATGGAGCGCGACATGCAGGGCAGCGAGGACGACGGCATGCGCACCGCGATAGTCCGCGTCCTTGCCGCCCTCGACGGTACCGACCAGACCACCACGGAGCAGCCGAGCACCTGCACGGCCACCATCCCCGACGCCCTCGGCTCAGCAGCACTCCACCGCTGCGTGGCCCCGGCCGGGCACTACGACGAGACCGACGAGCCCGTGTGCACCGGCCCCGAGGAGAACCGGAGTCCGGGCGGCTGGCACACCGACGGCGAGGGGCACGTCTGGTCGGACCGGGCCGCCGCTGCCACGCCTCACCGCGAGCAGCAGGAGTAGGGCGGCGTCTGGCGGGGAACCACCCGCTACGCCCCCCACGTCCACAGCCACACCACCAGCACCACCAGACCAAGGAGCACCATGGGCGACGAGACGACCGACCTGAAGAGCCAGGCCCGGGAGGCGATCTACAAGGCGATCATCGCGCAGGCGGAGAACCTCGCGGACTACGCCGACAGCAAGCCCGCTGCCGAGGCACTGAACAACCTCGCCGAGGCCTTCGCTTGGCTGCACAACGGGTCGCAGCCGCACTGACGACGCAGGCCAGACGCCCCGTCACCCCGACCGACGACGGCCGGTGACGGGGCGTCGTCGTCAGCTCATGCCCTTCCAGATCCGCCACGCCCGGCTGCGGTCCGTACCGATCAGCTTTGCGATCCGCGGGAAGTCCCAACCGCGCCCCCGGTGTAGCGCGTCCACCGCGTCCTGACGCGCCTCCTTCACCTCGGCGTGCAGCGCCGGCCACTCACGCAGCAGCGCCGTAGTGACCCGCGCCTTCTCCGCAGCGTCCGCCATTCCCGCCACCGCGCGCAGCGCAGCACGCACCGCAGACAGGGCCGGATGGTCGGCCGCCTCGTGCTGCTGACTACGGAAGGTCAGGGAGGCCGCCTTGTGCCGGGGTGTCCCCGACACGTTGTGCAGCGGCGCCTCAGCCGCTATCGCCGCAGCTTCAGCGTCCAGCGCCGCCTTCCGCGACGGCAGCCACTGCACGGTGTGCCGGGCCACGTCGGGCCACCACGGCTTCTCCGCCGCATGCTGCGCCCACCGGGCGCGAGGGTCGCCGGTAATGCCGACGTACAGCAGCTCGTCGGCGGCGTTGAAGAACCGGTACAGCGCGGTCTGCTCCGCTTCAGTCAGCGGGGCCGGGGTCTGGGTCATGGGGGCGCTCCTCCTCGGGAGTCTTCAGCCGGTCTGTGCGCTGCCCCTGCCGTGACTTGCGGTTGCGGAAGTACGGCTCCAGCACTGTCCAGTCGAACAGGCGGATGCGTCCCACCCGCTTGGCCTGGTCCAGAGGGACAGGCCAATCCGGGTCGGTCTCGGCGAGCTGGCGGCAGCGTTGCGCGCTGAGGCGCTTCAGCTGCGCCGCCTCCAGCCGGTCCGGCATCTCGGCGAACGTCACCAAGTCGGGACCTCCCTGAGCGCGTGCTTCCTCGTCGGAGGAGCTGGGCATGCCCCCATCCTCTCAACTTCCTTGTTTTGAAACAAGGAAGTTCGCTACTCTCGAACCGCACCAACAGAACGGCCCCGGCCGGCGCGCCAACGCCATATGGCCGGGGCCAGACCCACCCCACTACGTGAAGCGATCGGGGCAGATCCATGACAGATCGTAGCGACGGGCCTCCCGTCTACACCTCCCCTTGGTACGCCCGGCTCGCCACCACCGCCGGCCGCCCCGCCGTCCTCGCCGCCACCCTCATCATGTCGATGCCCGGCGAGTACCACGTCGCCAAGTTCGCCGGCTGGTCCGACCCGTGGGCGTACGGCATGCCGTTCTCCCTCTCCGCGTACGCCGGGATCGCCGCGGTCGTGGCCGCCACCCGGCCGAAGGGCGCGCGCGGCCGGGCCTCCGCCGTGATCGGCGCCGGGTTCGCGATCGTCCTCGCGCTGGCCGCGCAGGTCGTGGCGCACCTCGTGCAGACCGGGCACATGGACCACAACCAGGCGTGGCTCATCGCGGTCACGTCGATGGTGCCGCCCGCCGTCCTCGCGCATCTGCTGCACCTCGCGGCCACGCCAGTGGGGAAGGCCGAGGCCGCGCCGGGGCGGGCCCCGGCCGCGCCCGCGGTGGTGCCGCCGCTGGAGCGCATCGAGCAGCCGCCCGTCCCGCCGATGCCCGAGCAGGCCCCGCAGCTCCCGCCCGTCCAGCCGCAGCCCGAGGCCGACGAGGAACCCACCGCCGAGCAACTGGCCCTCGAGGAGCAGCGACCGGAGCGACCGGCGATCCGATACAGGGACCCGCGCTGCGCCGCTGTACGCCCGCTCTACGACAACGGCACCCGGCCCGGCACCGCCGACATGCGCGCCGCGCTCATCGCGGCTGGCCACGGCCGTGTCAGCGACTCCACGATCCGCGGCACGATCCGCGCGGAGATCGAGGAGCACGAGCCGGAGTTGAAGCAGCTGCCCGCCGCGATCCAGCGCACCGCGTAGGCCGTCGTGCTGCTCGCCGTGTTCTTCGTGCTCGCGGCCGTCGCCGGACTCTGCGGCCTCGCCCTCGTCGACTGGCGCACCGTCCCGCCCGTGAGCGGGACGTGCGCGTTCATCCTCACCCTCGCGGCGCTCGGCGTCGCCGTCCTCCGCTGAAGGACCACCCCATGCCCTACACCGTGATCAACCTCGGTGGCGTCGCCATCGGCGTCGGCGCCGTCCTGATGTTCCTCGTCCGCTGGTGGTTCAAGGAGAAGCGCCAGTGGGCCGCGCTCGTCCCCTTCGTCCTCGCCCACCTCTACGGCATGCTCGCCGGGCTGGCCACCTTCACCGCCTGGTCCGCGCTGAGCATGGTCACCTGGGCCGCGATCTGGATCGCCAACGCCGCCGGATACGCCGGCCTCGTCTGGGGCGTCGGAGGCAACGCCCCCATCGTCGTCCGAGGCAACCCGGTTGTGCTGACCGACGGCGGGTTCGTGGTGGTCTTCCTGCTCACGCTCATCATGATCGCCCTGTGGAAGTGGGCGCCGAAGGTGCCGAACGGCAAGCTGGCCGTCGGCGCCTTCTCCGGCGCGTGCCTGGCGCTCTCCGGGTCCGTGGCGGGAGTTGCGGCCGTGCCACTGGGCAGCGCAGTGAACCTGCTGGGCGTCGGGTTCACGGGGACGTTCACGTGAGCGCCGACGAAGCTGCGGCGGGGGAGTCGGCCGCCGAGAGCCCGGGGGAGCCGGGGCAGATGAGCGAGCGGACCGCCCGGATCATCCTCATCGCCGTCGCCTCCCTCACGATGTGGGGCATCGTGGCCGTCCTCCCCGAGACCGCCTACGTCGTCATCGGCGTCCTCGGCACCCTCGGCACACAGAAGGCGCGCGGCTGGCTCGCCCGTCGGCGTGGCACCGAGCAGGTAGAGGACGACACCGCGGCCCCGGACACCGAGAAGCGCGAGACGATCCCCGAGACGCTGCACCGGCTCGCGCGACCGCACGTCTTCATCGCCGACCTCGCCGCCGAGACCGGCATCTCCAAGGAGGCGGCGCGCGTCGTGCTGGAATCCCACGGTATCCGCGTCCGGCGGGCCGTCCGCAACGGCGACGACACGGGGGTGGGCGTACACCGGGACGACATCCCGCCCCTCCCCCAGCCCCTTCCCGCGACCGCTGTTGGGCCCGTTGACCAGGGACAACCAACCAACCAACAGGGCGTGCGCATCGAGCGCACCGACGGCGGACTGATCATCTACGACCTCGCCGACCCCCACCGGCACCACCGCGTCGACCATCCGTAGACCCCGGGGCGGCCCGCGCCTGCCAGCTACCGGCCGCCCCGGTCCCCATCCCGAACAGAGACAGGAGACCGCCATCATGGCACTCGGCTGGAAGAAGAACCCCGAGCCCGACGACCCCCGCCTGAAGGGGCACGAGACCGTCTACCAGGCCAGCCGCGGCGGGCACTTCCCCGACCCGAAGAAGCCCGTCCCCGGCACGCCGAAGAAGTGAAGCCCGGCTCGGTTGTCAGACCCACAGGAGAGGCTGAACCCATGAGCGACGAAATGCCCTGCGGAGAGTCCGGCTGCTACTGCCAATGCCAAGACCCCGACGGCCACGCCTGCGGCTGTGACTGCCCCCGCTGCTGGGAGTGCATGCAGAGGCAGGAGAACTGCCAGTGCTGACCTGACTGTCAGACCCCCGTCGTACAGTCGGAGACGTCACTACACGCGTCTGCTCGCTGGCTGCGACGTGGACCAGGGCCCCGCCAGAATCCCCCCGAGGCGGGGCCCGACCCATGCCCGCTGTGCCACGATGCCCCCACACACCGCACCGTCCTTGGGGGGACACATGCGCACCCGCGCCACCACCACGCTCGCCGCCGCCCTGCTGCTCGCCCTCACCGCCTGCTCGTCGTCCGACGACGGCGCCGCGCCGGCCACCGACAGCGGCACCCCGAGCCCCGAGCCCACCGTGTCCGTGCCGGCCGAGCACGAGGCCGACGACCTGGAGGCCGCCGTTGCCGTCTACACCTCGGCGTACTTCGCCGCCGACACGGACACCGCGTACGGCATGCTGTCCGAGCGCTGCCGGAAGGAGATCGGCCCTGAGATGTACGCGGCCACTCTGGAGCAGGCCGCGAAGGACTACGGCCCGGACCACCCGGCGACGGACGTGCAGGCCGAGGTGTCCGGCAGCATGGCCCGTGTGACGTACAAGGTGAAGGGTCTGCCGATGCTGGACCAGGAGTCGCAGCCGTGGACGCTGGAAGACGGCGCCTGGAAGTACGACGCCTGCTGACACAGGCGCCTGATCCGCGGGAGAATCAGCCATGGCCTACCGCCCGTACCCTGACCGCGAGCGCGCCCTGCGCCAGCTCGACCGCCACGACCACCCCACCCCGCCGACGTCCGAACTTCAGCTGAAGCTGGTCCTGGACGCCCGCGAGGCGCTGGAGGCCGCGGGCCGCACGCTGCGCCCGTTCCACGACGCCATGTTGCAGGTGGCCGCGAGCGCGCCCGCCCTGCTGGCGCAGACCGCACCTGTGGCTTCGCGCATGATCGAGGGCATGAGGGAGCGCGCCGCCGCTTCCTGACCCCGCACCACCGAACGCCCCGTCGACCAGCGTCGGCGGGGCGTCGTCGTGCCTGCGAATTGCAGCCCCCAAGATCCTGCCGCCGCGATTTTCCGTACCTTCCCGTACAGGGAGGTGCGGTGCCACGGCGGAACGCGAACCACGATCTCGGCCTCGTGCGGCAGCACGAGGTCGTACGCCTGCGCACCCAAGAACGGCTCCACTTCCGGCAGATCGCCGAACGCCTCGACTGCGACGTGAAGAACGTCTACAAGGCGTGGAAGCGCGGCGTCGCCGAACTAGCTGAGCAGGCCACCGAGGCGCACGGCGAATACCTCGGCGAGCAGCTGGCCAACCTCAGTATCGCCATCGACGCCCTCATGCCCGCCGTGATGAAGGGCGACGTCCGCGCCGTCGAAGGTCTCGTCCGTCTCTTCGACCACCAGGCCAAGTTGCTCGGCCTGTACGCCCCCGTGAAGGCCTCCGTCACCGTCACCGACGAGATGACCGCCCGCATCAAGGCCCTCGCCGACGAGATCGCACAACTGGAGGACACGTGACCGAACCCACCGTCGACCAGCCCCCCGGCGACGAGCCGCTGCCCGAGGACCCGCCGGACGAGGACCCGCCGCCCCCCACCGACGAGCCCCCGGCCGAGGAGGAGCCCGCGCCCGCAGCGTGCCCGCCCTACCCGCACGACCCGTCGATCACCTGCGAACTACCCGACGGCCACAGCCCGCGCATGATCCACCGCCGCCAGACCGGCATAGACCAGCCCTACTACGAGTGGGAGTAGCCGCACCGTGCACGCCGCCACCGACCTCGACGCCAAGCTGGCCGGGCTGTCCCCGGCCGAACTTGCGCTGCTCGAGGAGGAACTGGCGGCGCGCCTGTGGCAGAAGCGCTGGGGCCGATGGAAGCCGTACCCGTGGCAGGTCCCGCCCGACGAGATCCCCACGCTCGGCTGGTGGCTCCAGCTCGGCGGGCGCGGCACCGGCAAGACCGACGGCTGCGCCCGGTACATGGTCGAGCACGTCAACGGACCCCCGTGTGACCCTCGGCTGCGCGGCGGCCACCGCATGGCGATCATCGCCCCGACGCAGGGAGACGCGGTCGAGGCCTGCGTCAACGGGCCCTCAGGGCTGAAGGCCCACGACCCGCGCGTGCAGCTGAGGACGACGGCCGGCGGTACGTTCGCGCGGTGGCCGTCCGGGGCCGAGGCCAAGTTGTTCGGCGCGCACACCCCCGACGACGTGGAACGCCTCCGCGCTGGCGGTAACAGATGCTTGGTGTGGATGGAAGAGGTGGCCGCGCAGCGCCGACTCGGCGAGGCCATCACCCACAGCGAGATGGGGCTGCGCATCGGGCCCAACCCCCACTACATCGCCTCGACCACGCCCAAGCCGCGTACCGAGCTGATCGAGCTGACCAAGCGCGCCGACGTGATCGTGACCCGCGGCCGGACCCGCGAGGCGATCCACCTGCCGCAGGCGCAGCGCGACCACCTCATGCGGAAGTACGCCGGGACGCGCATCGCGGCGCAGGAGCTGGACGGGGTACTGCTGGAGGACATCGAGGGCGCCCTGTGGACCCGCGCCGGTCTGGACGCCGCCCGCGTCGGCGCAGCCCCGCCGCTGACCCGCATCGTCGTCGCCCTCGACCCCGCCGCCACCTCGCACGACGAGTCCGACGAGATGGGCATCATCGTGGCCGGCCTCGGCGCCGCGTACATCCCCGACCGGAACGGGTTCGCCCGCCAGCACGGCTACGCCCTCGACGATCTCTCCGGTCGGATGCCGCCCGTCGAGGCCGCGCGGCGGGCGATCAGGGCGTACCACGAGCACCGGGCTGACGCGATCGTGGCGGAGGTCAACAACGGCGGGGAGTGGATCGGCACCGTCGTGCGGCAGATCGACCCGACGGTGAACTACCGCACCGTAACCGCCAGCCGCGGCAAGAAGACCCGGGCCGAGCCGGTGGCCGCCCTCACCGAACAGGGCTCCGCGCACATCGTCGGCTCGCTGCCCGACCTCGAGGAGCAGCTGACCACGTGGGTCCCCGGCGACGCCTCCCCGGACCGGCTCGACGCCTACGTGTGGGCCCTCACCGATCTCATGCTCGCCCCCGCGGGCAACCTCGCCGCGGTCGCCTAGGAGGAACGACGACGTGAGCCAGTACAGGAACCGGGCCCTGAGCCGAGCAGCCGAGCGGCGCGCCGGCGCCCTCGACGCGCTCCGCGACCGCACGCCCATCACGGTCGCGTCCATCGGCGGGCAGCAGTCGCTCACGCTCGCACTGGACGCCGAGGCCCGCGGCTACGCCAACAGCGCCGTCGCCTACCGGTGCGTGGCCGCGATCGCCGACAACGGCTCCTCGGTGCCGCTCGTCGTACGCCGCCCGGACGGCGAGGCCATCGAGGGCCACCCGGTCGCCCACCTCTTCAACAAGCGGCCCAACCCCCTGATGTCCGCCCGGGTCTTCAAGTCTCTGCTGCTTCAGCAGCTGGAGTTGGCGGGGCAGGCGTTCGTGTGGCTGGACCGCGGCGAGACCGGCCTCGGCGAGGTGACCGAGATGCACCTCGTGTTCGATCAGGTCGACGTCGTGGTGGACAAGCCGCTCGCGCAGCGGCCCACCACGGCGAACACCGTCGGGTTCATGATCCGGCGGGCGGACGGCACGCAGGTGCCGGTGCTGCCCGAGGAGATGCTGTGGCTGCGCTACCCGCACCCGTGGGACCCGCTGGGCTGCCTTGCGCCGTGGAAGGCCGCGCGGCACGCGGTCGACATGGACGCGTACGCCCGGGAGTGGCAGCGCTCTAGCTACGCCAACGGGGCCCGGCCGACGGGCGTCGTCTACCTCGGTGACATGAACGAGACCGAGTTCAACCAGGTCAAGGCGTCATGGCGTAGCAGCATGCAGGGTCCGGAGAACGCCGGCAAAACGCTGCTGGTCCGGTCCGAGCCGCGCGCCGGCGGGACCGGGAGCGGCATCGGGTACGAGCGCCTGACCTTCACCCCGGAGGAGATGGCCTACCTGGAGTCCAGGATGGCCAACGCCGCCGAGGTCATGCTCGCGTTCGGCGTGCCGCACGACTACCTCGCCGCCGGGACGACGTACGAGAACCGGGCCGCCGCCCGCGCCACCCTCTGGTCGGACACGATCACGCCGAAGCTGGAGACGATCGGCTCGGAGATCGACCTACGCATGCTGCCCTCGGACACCGAGGAGGCAGCGTTCGACCTGTCCACGGTGGTCGCGCTCCAGGAGGCGCAGGACTCGGTGGCCAACCGCACCCGGGCCAGCGTCTACAGCGACACCCTGACGATCGACGAGGCCCGCGCGGAACTCGGCCTGGAGCCGCTGCCGAACGGGCTCGGCGCCCACACCCTCACCCCGTACCGCGCGCAGTTCGCCCCTGTGCAGGGCATCCCCGGCGACGACGAAGCCCGGTCCTGGGACGCGGACTTCTCCCGTCTGCGGCCGTCGTCGCCGGACGTCGGAGTCGTCGTCGAGCGTGCCGTCGAGAACGTCCTCGCCCGGCTCCTCGGCGCAGCTCCGCCGCAGGTCGACGCCCGTCCGACGCCCCGTCGGCCCGAGCTGACGCGCGCGGACGACGCCCCGTCGTCGCCGTCGCTCGCCGACATCAACGAGGCGTACGAGGAGCTGGAGCGGGCCGGGCGTCGAGCCGTGCAGGCCCTCGCCAAGGAGCAGCGCGAGCGCGTGCTGAGGGACTTCGACCGGCTGATGAAGCGCCCGCAGCGCTCCGCCGCGTGGCTGGAGGAGACCCGCGCGCAGGCCTGCGCCCTCGCCCGCGAGCAGACGCTGACGCTCGCTCCGCCTGACCCGGAGCAGACCCCGGCCGCGCGGATGACGGACATGGACGTCGCCTCGGGCCCGGACGGGTGGGAGCAGCGGATCAGCCTGCGCGGCCTGTTCGACGGCCGCTACTGGCGGCGCCGTACGGGCGAGGTGCTGCGCCCGTTCCTGGAGCGGGTCTGGCGCCGCGGCGGCACCAGCATCAGCGGGTCGTTCGACCTGGACGAGCCGGACGTCGAGCAGGCCCTGCGCGACCGGGTGGAGGAGCTGGCCGGGCAGGTCACCGCCACCACGGAGCAGGTACTGCGCAGCCAGCTCCTGGCGCACGGCGTCGCCGACGGCGAGTCCATCCCCGAGCTGCGCGCCCGGATTCAGCAGGTGTTCACGAACCTCGGCGACTACCGGGCGACGATGATCGCCCGGACCGAGACCGTGGGCGGGTACAACCAGGCCAGCTTCCTCGCCGCCTTGGACGCTGGCGCCACCCGGAAGACGTGGCTCGCGACGGCCGACCAGCGCACCCGGGAGACGCACCGGCAGGAGAACGGCCGCTCGGTGCCGATGAACAAGCGGTTCGAGCTGACCAAGAGCCGGTGGCCGGCGGATCCGACCGCCCCGGCCGCGCAGTCCATTCAGTGCCGGTGTGCGCTGACCTTCGAGTTCGAGGAGTCCTGACCATGACCGATCTGCCCAACCCCTACTCCCACCGTCACCCTGGCACGCAGCACCTCATGCGCTACTTCGCGTGGAGCCACCTCCCCCCACACCTTCAGGAGAAGTCCCGGGCCTGCGCCGAACTGGCAGGGTTCATGGTCGCCTCGTTGCCGGACGGCCCCGAGTTGACGGCTGGGCTCCGCAAGCTGCTGGAGGCCAAGGACTGCTTTGTTCGGGCTGCGCTCGACGCGGCGGCGGCCGAGCAGGAAGCCGCGCGGTCCGTCGACCCGGCGAACCCGTACGGCGACCGCACTGCGAAGGAGTCCTGACCATGGCTGCCACCCTGCTGCGCGGCGAGGTCCGCGCGATCCTCCAGCCCGCAGGCACCGCCCAGTACCGGGGTGCGTACTGCCCGCCGGGCGTCCCCTTCAAGGAGGTGCGCCGGGGCCCGTTCGACGGGAAGACGGACATCGTCGTACGGCCGGACGCCGACGGGGAGCTGCCCAAGCTGATGACGTTCGGCGGCGGCCAGGTGGTCTACGAGTACGACGGCCGCGACAAGCAGGGCCGCGCCGTCTACCGGTACGCCCCGAACCTCTCCTCGTCGCACCGGGACGTGATGAACGGCGTGGCCGAGGTCTACGCCGAGCACGCGCTGAAGCAGGCCAAGGGAGGCCAGTGATGGAGATCGAGTTCCGCAGCCTCGACGAGATCGAGCTGCGCGTAGGCGACGGCGAGGACGGCACCTTCGAGGGCCGCGCCTGCCAGTACGGCGTCGTCGACAGCTACGGCACCACCTTCCACCCGCGCGCCTTCCGCAAGGGCCTCAAGGGCTCGTACGCCCTGCTGTTCATGCACAACCCGATGCAGCCCGTCGGCACGTTCACCGCCGAGGAACGCGACGACGGCCTCTACATCAAGGGCCGGTACGACGACACCGCGGCCGGCCGGGACGCCCGCACGATGGCCCGCTCCGGATCGGCCGGCGAACTGTCCGTCGGGTTCGTTCGCACCGACCTACCCGAGTGGTCCAAGCTCGCCGAGCTGTCCGACGAGGAGCGGGACGAGAAGCTGCGGAACATCCGGAGCGCCCGGCTCGTCGAGGTCTCACAGATCACCGCGCGGATGGCCGCCGTCCCCGGTTCCAAGTTGAAGACCGTGCGGTCCGCGCTCGGCGACCTGTACGCCGAGGTGGACGCTCCAACGATCGCCGACCGGATCCGCGAGGAGCAGGAGCGGCGGGCGGCCGAGGCCGAGCAGGCGAAGCGTATGGAGGAGCGGCAGCGTCGGGCGGCGTGGCTGAAGTTGACCACGGTGGGCGGTGCCTGATGGGCCGCTTCCGCTCCCGCGCACAGTGGCGCATGGCGTTCGCCCGCCGGATGCCGTGGGCCCGCCGGTGGGCGAAGAGCAGCGGCTCGTACCAGTCGCTGCCCGTCCGGAAGGGCCGGGCGCGCGGCGGACGACGACGCAGGTAGACGCCCGTCCGCGCCGCGAATTGCAGCCCCCACCCACACGCATCCACGGTTTCGATCTACCCTCCTGCCATCCGGGCCGCTCGCACCGGACGTAAAAGCCGCGAGCTGTAGCCGGGCGCGCTCCACCGGCCGTGAAAGACGGACGCAGCAACCCATCACGCATGGGCGGCTGTGCGCCGTCCACGGACCGGAAAGGAACGCCATGGGCAACTTCGCCAAGGTGCGCCCCATCGGTCGCCGCCGCGACGGACGACCGATCTACCCCATCAAGGGCGGCGCCCCCACCCTCACCGAGCAGCGCGACGAGATCGTCCGCCTGCTCCAGGACCCCAACTACGACGGCGACGTGGCCGAGCTGCTCCAGCGCGCCGACGAGATCGCCGGGCAGATCGAGCAGGCGCAGCAGCGGGACGCCCGCCTGCGCCAGCTCCAGGCGCTCACCCCGCCCGGCGACCCGCAGCCCACCCCGGGCCAGCGTCAGCAGCCGGGCATGCAGCCGGACGACCAGGGCAACCCCGACCCGGTCACCGCGGCCGAGGCGTTCGTGCGCTCCGCCGCGCTCGAGCACTTCCGCGCCAACGGCAAGCAGGGCAAGTTCGCCGTGCAGTTCGAGGGCCGCGCGGCGCCGGCAGGCACCGTCACCACAGGCACGCAGCCGCAGCAGAACACCCGGGTTCCGGGGATCATCCCGCAGAACCCGGACCTGCCGCTGCTGGTGGCGAACCTGCTGGACCGGCAGACCTCCGACGGGACGACGCTGGAGTACATGCGGGACACGTCCGGCCCGCAGTCGACGTGGAACAAGGCCGCGGTCGTGGCCGAGGGCGCGGACAAGCCGATGAGCGGTCCGTTCAGCTTTGACCTGATCACGACCACCCTCAAAACCGTCGCTCACTGGGTGCCGATCACGAGGCAGGCTGCGGACGACAACTCGCAGCTCATGGGCTACATCAACGGCCGCCTCACGTACGGCCTCGAATACAAGATGGATCGCGAGATCCTCACCGGCAACGGCACGACCCAGATGCAGGGCATTCTCACCACGCCCGGCATCGGAACCTACCAGCCGCCGGTGGGCTCGACGGACGTCAAGCTCATCACCGTCAGGAAGGCCAAGACGCAGGGCGAACTCGCGCTGTACCCGCCGACCGCCGTGGTCATGAACCCGATGGACTGGCAGGACATCGAGCTCGACGAGGACGCCAACGGCCAGTTCCGCGTCATCGCCAACGTCACCGACCCGGGCGCCCCGACCCGCCTGTGGGGCCTGACCGTCGTCACCACCGTGGCGATGGCCGCCGGCACCGCGCTGCTCGGCGGGTTCCGGACCGGCGCCACGCTGTGGGAGCGGCGGGGGATCACGATCCTCATGACCGACAGCCACGCGGATTACTTCACCGCGAACACGTTGGTCATCCTCGCCGAGCGCCGCGCGAACGTGGCGGTGCACACGCCGGCCGCGTTCGTCCGGATCACGTTCGCCGCCGCGACCTGACCCCGCCCCGGGCGCGGTCCTCCCCGGCCGCGCCCGCCCCCACCGTCCACACCTCGTGAGGAGCAGCCGACATGGCCGCACGCAGCAGGACCCCCGAGCCCGAGCAGACCCCGCAGACCACCGACACCACGCCCGAGCAGCCGAACCCGGCCGTCGTTCAGCCGCAGCAGTACAGCGCGGGCGAGGGCTGGGAGGTCGGCCAGACCGCGCCCAGCGATGCGTTCCGCGCCCTCGACGCCGGAGGCACCGGCGAGCCCACCGGGCCCGTCGTCCACACCCACCCGGGCGGGTACGCCCGGCAGATCGTCGCCAAGGGGCAGATCATCACCGAAGGCGTACGGCGGGAGCTGGACGCCGCCGAGGCGCCGGCCGCCGAGGGCGAGCAGGGCTGACCCATGGCGTACTGCTCCCTCGAGGCCGCACGAGACGCGGGCTGCACCGGCACGGACGCCGAGGTCGCCGCGTGGATCGCTGCTGCCCGGGAGCGGATCGACGCCTACACGCAGCAGTGCTTCGAGCCAACTGACCTGGTGGTGGTGGCGGACGTCGGCGCGGGGGGACTGGTCATCCTCCCGCGTCGCGTTCGGACCGTCACCGCGGTCATGCCCGTGCTGGAGGCCGACGACGGGCCCGGCCTCCCGGCCGCGGCGTACCGGGTCACCTCGTCGAAGGTGCTCGGGCAGATTGACGCCGTGCACCTCGCGTGGGGCGGCTGGGATGACCTGGTGGCCGGCGCCGAGTCGTACAACGGCGGCTGGCTCGGCCTGTGGGAGCGGTGGGGTGCCGAGCAGGTCAAGGTGCTCGGGAGCTTCGGCTACGACACGGTGCCGCTGCTCGTGAGCCAGGGGGCCGCGCTGCTGGCCGCGCACCTCCAGGCACAGGCGCAGCCGTCCGACGCGGACGCCGCCGGGAACAGCGGGCTCCAGGTGGACGACGAGGGCAACAACGTGGCGATCGAGGACGCCGACGACGAGGCGTCGTCGGGCGTCGTCGCCCCGTCGGCGTCGACCGGATCGACGCAGGTCGACGCCCTGTTGGCGGGCTACCTCAACCGCGGGCCGTCGCTGATCGGGGGTGTGTGATGGCACGGTTCCGGTCCCGGGGGCGTCTGCGGCTCGGCACGGAGGTGTCGACGCAGATCAACACGAGGGAGTACGAGCGGGGTCTGCGCCGGTACTTCGGCCGCATGTCGGACGACGTCCGCCGCGCGGTTGAGCGGACCCGCATCGACGTGCAGAACGAGGCGCGCCGGCGGGCGCCGGTCGACACCGGCCGCCTGCGCTCCTCGATCGTGTCCCGCGCCGAGGGCTCGGGCCGGTCGGTCGGCTACGTGATCGGCACGAACGTGAACTACGCGGCGGCCGTGGAGTACGGCACCGCCCCGCACGTGATCAAGCCCCGGTACAAGCAGGCGCTGTACTGGCCAGGCGCCGCGCACCCGGTCGCGCAGGTCAACCACCCGGGCACCGCGGCCAAGCCGTTCCTGCGCCCGGCGATCGAGCTGACGCCGATCTTCTGGCGGGCGCACGCCTCGCAGATCGGCAGGCGCTGATGGCCGCGACGACCGAGGGCGCACTGAAAGCCTTCCTGGAAGGCCTCGGCTCGGGGGTGCCGTTCTTCCGTGAGGGCCCCCGCCCGGGGCAGGCCGCGCCGTACGGGGTGATCCAGCGCGAGGACATCCGCCTGAACAGCGTGGCCAACGGTGACTTCGGCGACCCGGACGCCGATCTGTCCGTCGTCGAGATCATCACCGTCGACCTGATCCAGCCCGCCCGGAGCAAGGTGAACACGCGGCTGGCGAAGAACGCCGAGCGATACGGGCTGGCTGAGGTGTTCGCCGCAGCCCTGCACGGCTGCCAACTGCCCGCCGCCCCCAGCAAGGTGTACGGCGTACGCGTCCAGGACATCGACCGGTTCCCCATCGCCAACAACGAGATCCGCGAGTCGATCACCGTCGAGGTGCACCGCAAGCTGCGCCGCGAGGAGGTGATCCCCGCATGAAGGTGACGTTCACGCCGCTGCCGCGCGAAGAGGTACTCGCCGCGCTCGGCCGCCACTGGCCGCCAGCACCCGGCACCACCGTCATCCGGCACGGCTACCTCGCCGAGGTCACCACGGGCGCGCTCGCCGTGCACGAGGACGACGACCGGCCCGGCACCACTTGGTGGGTGGTCGATGGCGTGATCCCGCCGCAGGACGCCGGCCCGGCCCCACTTCTCCCCGGTGACCGGCCCGAGACCGTACCCGCCTCCGCAGTCGACGCCCCACCCCTCACGTAACGGGCCGGACCCCGGCACCAGGAAGGAACCGAGATGCCCATCTCCCGAGTGACCAAGCTGTACGCGGTCGAGGACGCGAAGATCTTCCCGCTGCTCTCCGATCCGGCTGGCGGTACCCCGTCGTACGGCGCGGGCATCGACGTGCCAGCCATCAAATCGATGGAGATCAGCGGCGATGTCGAGACCAAGGAACTCCGCGGTGACAACCGGCTCCAGGATGTCGAGTCCGCCCTGAGTAACGTCACCGTCGCCTTCCCCCACGGAAAGCTCAGCCTCGACGTGCTGTCCGCGCTGATGCTCAGCACGGTCACGGACTCCGGTACCACTCCGAACCAGGCCAGCGAGTGGGAGATGGGCGACGACGTCCGGCTCCTGCCGTTCAAGCTGGTCGGCAAGACGCCCACGGGCGGCGCAGACCAGATCGGTGGGGACGTGCACTTCACCCTCCACAAGTGCGTGCTCAGCAACTTCCCCGGGCTGGGCCTTGCGGAGGAGGACTACCGCACCATCGAGCCCGAGGCGCGGGCGATGGCGCTCATCAGCACCGGCAAGTGGATCTCTGTCCGGATCAACGAGACCGCCGCTGCGATCGCGACCGCGGCGACGCCGTGACCTCCGGGCGGGTGCGTCCGCTCGCTCAGCGCGCCCGCCCGGCCCCCTCCCCTCATCCGCAGGCCGAAACCCGGCACTGACCCAAGGGACCCACCATGACGACTGGCCTTGACCTGCTCGCCGAGGGCGGCAGCATCACCCTCACCGACGGCACCGAGATCCCGCTCAGGTACTCGTTCCGCGCGCTCGCCCTGCTGGAGGCCCGCTTCGGCTCCGTCGGCGCCGTACAGGAGGCCATCGACTCCACCGGCGGTGGCGCCGCTTTCGGCCCACTCGCGCAGATCATCGGCGCCGGGTGCGTCGGCCCCGGTGGCTTCGAACCCCACATCCGCGAGTACCAGGACGCGAAGGGCGAGCGGCACGTCCAGGACATCGTGTACCGGCGCCGCACCGACGGCGCGATGCTGGACGATCTCCTCGACCCCGGCCGCCTCGGCGAGTACACCAACGCGTTCACCGCCGCCCTCAGCCGCGCCCTGGAGAACCGGGGAAACGACGCAGCCCCGGCGGTCGAGACCGTGACGCCGGGACTGGAGACGCCTTCCCCTGGGACGAGTACCACTACCTCGCCGTCGGTGCCCTCCACATTTCTCCCGGCGACTTCTGGGACATGACCCCCCACCAGCTGCTCTCCCTCGCCGAGCAGCACCAGGCCGCCCACCA